CGCGACCGGACCCACTGGACCTACGGGCACCACGGGGGCTGTTGGCCCCACGGGTCCGACTGGGCCTACGGGGTCTGCGGGTGCAACTGGCGCGACTGGACCGACTGGACCCACGGGTTCAACTGGGGCGACTGGAGCCACGGGGCCGACCGGCCCGACCGGGTCTACTGGCGCGACAGGTGCAACTGGTCCTACTGGACCCACTGGGTCAATTGGTGCCACAGGCGCAACCGGACCTACTGGTCCCACAGGCTCTACTGGGGCCACAGGTGCGACGGGGCCGACCGGGCCTACGGGGAGCACTGGTGTCACGGGTGCTACTGGCCCCACCGGTCCGACTGGTCCTACAGGCTCAACCGGGGCTACAGGCGCGACTGGCCCCACTGGTCCGACCGGAGCGACAGGCTTGACGGGTGCGACCGGACCCACCGGCCCTACGGGCTCTACCGGAGCGACTGGAGCTACGGGTCCGACTGGCCCGACTGGTTCCACTGGCGCGACTGGAGCAACTGGGCCTACTGGTCCGACTGGTGCAACCGGCCTCATTGGGCCTACTGGTCCGACTGGCGCGACGGGCTTGACTGGCCCGACTGGTCCAACAGGCTCGACTGGTGCAGTTGGCCCCACTGGCCCTACAGGAGCCACAGGCCCGACTGGCGCGACCCCCGCCGTGGGTGGCTCAAACACGCAAATCCTCTACAACAACGCGGGTGCGATTGCGGGGCTGTCCACGTTCACGACGGACGGCACGAACCTCGTTCTCAGCACCAATTCTGCCACTAATGCCCTTCGCATTACGCAAGTTGGCGCGGGTAATGCTCTTCTCGTTGAGGACAGCACGAACCCGGATGCTTCGCCGTTTGTCGTGGATGCGAGCGGCAATGTCGGCATCGGAACCACGACGCCGACGCTCCCCCTGACCATCGGCACCTCGACTCTTCCGGCGGGTGTGACCCCGGTCGGGCAGATGATTTCGTCCGACGCTGCGGGCACTGCACCGATGTTGAGCGTGCGGCGTTCTGCGGCCAACGGCAATGCGGTCATTTCCCAGTACACATCGTCAGGCACTGCTGCGTCTCCGACCGCAGTGGCTGATGGTCGTGGCCTTGGCAGAAACGGTTGGTTCGGCTTTGACGGCACGAACTACATCGAAGCGGCATTTATATCAGCCGCTGTCGATGGCACTCCCGGCACTAACGACATGCCGGGCCGCATTATATTCGCAACCACCGCAGACGGCGGATCGTCTCCGACCGAGCGGATGCGAATTACCAATGGCGGGCAAGTCCAAGTCGGCGCAGGAAGCGCCGCTGCTCCTGCACTCAGCACTCTGAGCGATACCAATACGGGCATGTTTTTCCCAACGGCCGACACCATCGCCTTCGCAGAAGGCGGTGTCGAGGCTCTGCGGATCAACAGCGATGCTCAGACTGTCGTCCTCGCCGGAACGGCGCTTCTCCCGTCCGTTACCTTCTCGGGCGATGTCAACACGGGCATCTATTCTCCCGGCGCTGACCGCATCGGCTTTGCTGAAGGCGGCACACAAGTCGGTGAGTTCGACGCAAGCGGGAACTTCCTGTTCAATTCCGGCTTTGGCTCAGTCCGCATCGCCTACGGTTGCCGTGCTTGGGTGAACTTTGACGGAACGACGAACGTTGCCGGCAACTGCACGATCCGCGCATCTGGCGGCGTTTCGACCGTCGCGGACAACGGAACGGGCGACTACACGGTGAACTTCAGCTCGGCACTGCCCGACGCCAACTACGGGTTCAATGCCATGGTCGGCAGGGACACGTCGGCGGGAAACTATTTCGCGTCTCAGGGAACGGCTACGCCGACTGCTTCTGCTTTCCGGTTTCAAGTGATAAATGATGGCGGCTTAGCGCGGGACGCTCCGTTCGTTTGCGTCGCTATCTTCCGGTAAGGTGAAAATATGGACGATCTTCGCATCATCTACCCGAGCGATGACGGCGGCGTGGTCATTCTCATGCCCGCGCCTGAATGGCTTGCGCAGGAGGGCAACACCATTGAAGCCCTCGCTGCCAAGGATGTGCCGCCCGGAAAGCCCTATAAGATCGTTCCCGTGAGCGACATCCCGTTGGACCGCACGTTTCGCAACGCTTGGGAGTACGTGGAATGATCCGCGTAAACATCGACAAGGCGAAGCATATCGCGCATGACATGCGTCGTGGGGAACGTGCGAAAGAGTTCGCGCCATATGATGTGAAAGCGACAATTCCCGGCGAGGCTGCGGCGGCTGAACAGGCCCGCAGTGATATCCGGCTCAAGTATGCCCTGATGCAGGATGCTATTGATCTGGCTCAGACGCCGGATGAAATCAAAGCCGCGCTTGGCATTTGAAATCGACACAGGCAAATGAGGGGGACAGATGCCTTTCAGTTCAGACAGCGGCAAGCACCATATTCGGCGCATTCTCAGCCGTATTCCGCACGCCAAAATGCTCGACATCGGGCCGGGGTTCGGCACTTACGCCAAGATGTTTCCTCACGCCGAATGGACGGGCGTAGAGATCTGGGAGCCCTACATCGAAAAGTATGGCCTCGCCTCCTTCTACAAACATCTGCACATTGCGGATGCCCGCGAGTGGGAGCCGACCGAACAATATGATGTGGCGTTTGCGGGCGATGTGTTGGAGCATATGACGGTCGAGGAGGCCAAGTCCCTCCTTGCTAAGCTCCGCGGCTGTGCTCAGACGGTCATCGTCAGCATCCCGATCGGCCACTACCCGCAGGACGAGTGGGAAGGAAACCCTTACGAGCGGCACGTCACGGACAATTGGACCGATGAGGCGTTCCGTGAGGCGTTCGGCGAGCCCACATGGTCGAGCATCGATCGTGAGATCGGCATCTATGTGTGGACTCCTCATCGGGTCGGGCTGCGTATCTGCGTCTATGCGATCAGTAAGAACGAGGCGCATTTCGTGCCGCGTTTTTGCGAGTCGGCCAAAGAGGCGGACATGATCCTGATCGCGGATACCGGATCGACGGACGGGTTGCCGGAAGTGGCGCGGCAGCATGGGGCGGTGGTGCATGATATCTGCATCACGCCGTGGCGCTTTGATCTCGCGCGGAATGCCGCGATGGCGCTTATCCCGCGGGACATGGACGTGTGCATCTCCCTCGACATCGACGAGGTCTTGCAGCCGGGATGGCGGCAAGAGATCGAGCGTGTGTGGACGCCCGACACCACCCGGTTGCGGTACATGTTCGACTGGGGATGCGGGATTCAGTTCTATTACGAGAAGATCCACGCCCGGCACGGTTACATGTGGCATCACCCCTGCCATGAGTACCCGGTCCCTGACGGGCGGATCAAAGAGGTCTGGGCGACGACGCCGATGCTTCTTGCGGTGCATAAGCCCGACCCGACCAAGAGCCGCGGGCAGTACCTCGACCTCTTGGAATTGTCGGTCAAGGAAGACCCGCGGTGCCCGCGAAATGCGTTTTACTACGCTCGCGAACTGAGCTTCCATGCCAAGTACGAAGAGTCGATCGAGGCCATCAATCGGTATCTGAAGATGCCAGAGGCCACTTGGCCGAACGAGAGGTGCTATGCCTATCGGACAATGGGTCGCTGTTATTCTGAACTCGGGCGTCTCGATGAAGCTGAACGCGCCTTTCAGCAAGCCGCTGCGGAGGCCCCCAACACCCGAGAGCCTTGGTGCGAACTGGCGCTGCTTCTCTACAAGCAAGAACGGTGGGAAGAGACGTTCGCTTATTCCATGCGGGCGTTGAGGATCACCGACAAGGCGGCTGTGTACACCTGTGACCCTGCGGTCTGGGGGCACTGGGCTCACGACTTGGCATCTATTTCGGCTTGGAACCTCGGGCTTAAGAAGATCGCCTTGGAACAGGCTGAATTGGCTCACAAAGCATCGCCGGATGACCTTCGCTTGGAAGGCAATCTGATGTACATTCGCGCGGCAATGTCGGAACGAGCAGCAGAGGCCGCGTAATGCTGTACCAAGACCTCATCAACACCTTGGCAGGGGCCGCTCTGGCCGTGATGGGGTGGTTCGGACGGCAGTTATGGGACGCCGTGAAGGAACTGCGCGGTGACTTGCATCGCATCGAAACCGAGCTTCCCCGTTCGTATGTGATGAAGGTGGACCTCGATCAGCGGATGCAGCACATCGAGCAGATGTTCCAACGCATCTACGACAAACTTGAAGCCAAGGCTGACAAGTGAGCCGCCGATGTTTGAAGGCATCGAAAAGACCACGAAACTGATAGCTGCGGCAGCAGCCTCTCTTTCAGTGGTCGGAGGCAGTTGGACCCTTTCGGAAAAGTTCGGCTTTTTCGACAAAGAAGTGCTTGAATGGGCTCCCGAACATTTTGCCATCAGCAACGGCCGCGCTGATGGCGGGTTCCGGGTCGTCGCCGCTCGTCGCAAGGCCCGTGATGATTGCACGGTCGAGGACTTCCGCATCGGTATCATTGATCAGGATGGTGTGGCACACGAGGCAAAGCCGTCTTTCAGCCGCGTGTCCATCCCTGCGAGCGACACCATTCAAAGATTCGGGTATCGTATTTCGCTGATGACACCTGATGAGGTCGCGCCGGGGAAGGCGCAACTCGTCGCGCAAATCCGCTACAAGTGCCCGGAAGGCGATAAAACCATCGCCTATCCGACGCATGACAATCTGACATTCATCATCGAAGAGGCAAAGTGATGGACTTCTCAAAGGTCGGCGGCCTCATTCAGCAGATCGCGCCAACGCTTGCCACGGCTCTCGGCGGGCCTCTGGCGGGCATGGCGGTCAAGACACTCAGCAACGCGCTGCTCGGTAATCCGAATGGCACCGAGGCTGATGTCGCAGAGGCTCTGACCAATGCCACGCCTGACCAGTTGGCGAGGCTGAAAGAAGTCGATGCTGCGTTCAAGACGCGGATGAAAGAACTCGACATTGATCTGGAGCGGATCGCTGCGGGTGATCGCTCCGACGCACGCGATCGTGAAGTTAAGACCGGGGACTGGACGCCGAAGATTCTGGCGTTCGGGATCACGATGGGCTTCTTCGGTATCCTCGTGTGGATGTTCCTGCACGGTATGCCGACATCCGGCACCGAGGCCATGCTCATCATGCTCGGCGCGTTGCAGACATCCTACACGGGCGTGATCGCTTACTATTTCGGCTCCTCTGCCGGGTCGAAGGCGAAGAACGACATGCTCGCCAATCAAAACGGGAAATGACGATGATCGACTTCGGCGACTTCAAAGGCATGGCCGCTACGCTTCAGATCGAAGAGGTGATCGGCCTTGCTCAAGAGAACGACATCGAACCCGCTGCTTTGCGTGCTGTGATCGCGGTAGAAGCCGCCGGATCCGGCTTCGACAAGCAGGGCCGTCCGAAGATCCTGTTCGAGCCGCACATCTTCCATCGCCTTTTGTCGGGTGATGAGCGCCAAACGGCCATCGATGCGGGCATTGCCTATCCCAAGTGGGGTATGCAGCCCTATCCGAAAGGCTCGGACGCCCAGTACGCTCGCTTGGAGGCGGCGTCAGAAATCAATCAGTCGGTCGCACTGAAGTCGGCCTCGTGGGGCATGGGGCAGATCATGGGATCGAACCACAACCTCGCGGGCTATGGCGACGTGGAGACGTTCGTCTTCGCGTGCATGGACAGCGAGGCGAAGCACGTTGCCATGATGATCAGCTTCATCAAGAACGCGAAGCTGCTCGGTGCCATCCAGAATCTTGACTGGGCGGCGTTCGCTCGGGGCTACAACGGCCCTGCCTATGCCAAGAACCAGTATGATGTTAAACTTGCGGCGGCGTATGAAAGGTTCTCCGCAGAATGACAACGGGTCTCAACTACACGCAGTACGTGACGCAGATCGCCACGATGGCTGTCGTGGAGGAGACTAATCCTGCGTTTCTGACGATCCTGCCGCAGATGATCACCTACGCCGAGAACCGGCTGTATCGTGATCTGGACTTTCTGTTCACATCCGTGAGCAACACGTCCTACGCTTGCACGGTGGGTACACGCGCCATCAATGTGCCGACCGGGACGTTCGTGGTGCCTGAGCAGATCAACCTGATCACCCCTGCCGGGACGGCGAGCCCTGACAACGGCACCCGTGTTCCGCTCCTTCCGACCACGAAGGAGTTCCTCGACGCGGTGTACGGGGACAGCCAGAGCAAGGCGCTGCCGAAGTATTTCGCGGTGTTCGACGATTTTCAGTTTCTGCTCGGGCCGTATCCTGATGCGGTCTATCAGGCGGAAATCGTCGGCACGATCCGCCCGAGCAGCCTGAGCGTGAGCAACCCGACCACGTTCATCAGCCTGTATCTGCCTGACCTTCTGATCATGGCGAGCATGATCTACATCAGCGCCTATCAGCGCAATTTCGGTCGCGCCAATGACGATCCGCAAATGGCCGTGACGTATGAGAGTCAGTATCAGGCGCTTCTGAAGGGCGCGATGATCGAGGAGAACCGGAAGAAATTCGAGGCTGCGGCGTGGTCTTCGCAGTCGCCTTCTCCCGTCGCTACCCCGACGAGGTAAGCGATGCCTTACGCTTCGTTCAAAATCCTCCCCGGCGTGGATCAGAACAAGACCCCCGCCCTCAATGAGGCTGCGGTCTCCGAAAGCCAACTGATCCGGTTCATTCCTGACAGGACGCTCGGCGGTCTGGTGCAGAAGCTTGGCGGTTGGCAGAAGTACCTCAGTAGCTCCGTCGCCTCCGTAATCCGCGCTCTTTGGGCGTGGGAGGACACTAACGGCAACAGCTATCTGGGCATTGGTGCCGAGGGCATCGCGCCCATCACTGTCACGAATGCCACGGGCAACGGAACCACCGTCACGCTGACGCACACCGGGAACTTTGTTTTCCAGACGGATTTTGCGATCACCGTGACGGGCATCAACCCGGTTGGATACAACGGAACCTATACGGTGACGGCGGCTACCCCGACGACGGTGCAGTTTGCGAGCACTGAAACGGGGCTATACAATTCAGGCGGGGAAATCATTGGCGGCGGGCGGTCCCTTGAGGTGGCGTTGTCCGGGGGCTCGACGTTCGACATCACCCCGCAGACCAGAACCGTCAACACTACCGTAAGCTTCTCGACCACAGCCGGACTCAATGAAGTCACCGTCACCGACACGGGGCGAAACGCGGACGCCTATGATACTGTTGATATCCGAACTCAGGTCAGCGTCGGCGGCTTGGTGCTGTTCGGGCTTTATCCCATCACGCCGCTAGGCCCGAACACCTATAGGATTTTCGCGTTTGACCTGACAGGTCAGCCGCAGTTAGCCAAATCGCCATCCATTACCAACGGCGGAGCAGTCCCGAAGTTCTTCGCAACCACGGGCAGCGATTCTGTTATCGTTTATCTGGAAGATCACAATCTGCTGCCGGGGGACACGTTCCCGGTTCTGGTGGCTACTTCCGTTGGCGGCATTACTCTTTTTGGCAACTACATCGTTCGTGGCTTAAACCCGGATGATACGGAAGACCCGGCAGACGCTTTCAGAATTTCCGTGAGCACTACTGCCGGAGCCATTCCGGTGACAAATGCGTCGGGAACAGGCACCGTCGTAACCATCACGCATCAGAACTCGCCCTCGGAAATTACGTTCACCAACGGCGAAGATGTCGTAATCGCGGGCGTGGACCCGGCGGGCTACAACGGCACCAAAACAATCACGACATCTACGGACGGCTCGTTCACATATGCAGCCGCGACCACAGCGACGTATGTCAGTGGCGGCACGGTCAGTGGCGAGTTCAGCTTTTTTGAGAACAACGGTCAAGTTCAGTTCGTCTACTATAACGGCATCGGTCCGCAGCCGGAGGGGTCGGGATACGGTATCGGGCCGTATGGTGCCGGTGGCTATGGCACAGGAAACCCGCCTCCTGCGGCCAATACCGGCGTGCCGATCAATGCGGTGGATTGGACCCTTGACAACTGGGGCGAGACGCTTGTGGCGTGCCCTCTTGGCGGGCCGATCTATGCTTGGAATCCCACGCTCGGCGATCCTGTGGCCCAGATCATTCCTGAATGCCCTGTGGTCAACGAGGGCATGTTCGTCGCCATGCCGCAGCGCCAGATCGTGGCATGGGGTTCCACGTTCACGGGGATCATCGATCCGCTTCTCATCCGGTGGTCGGATGTGAACAATTACAATTCGTGGATCGGCCTGATCAACAATCAGGCGGGGTCATACCGCATCCCCAAGGGCTCCCGCATCATTCAGTGCATCCAAGGCCCGCAGCAGGGGCTGATCTGGACGGACCTCGCCGTCTGGGCGATGCAGTATGCAGGGCCGCCCTACGTCTATCAGTTCAACGAGATAGGCACGGGCTGCGGTCTCATCGGCCGCAAGGCTGCGGCTTCCGTGAACGGCGTCGTCTACTGGATGGGCTCAAGCCAGTTTTTCCGGTTGGCGGGCAACGGCGTCGAGCCGATCCGCTGCCCTGTCTGGGACGTGGTCTTCCAAGACCTCGACTTGAACAACCTCGACAAAATCCGCGTGGCTCCGAACAGCCGTTTCGGTGAAATTTCGTGGTTCTACCCGACGCAGTCGAACGGCGGCGAGGTCAGTCACTACGTCAAATACAACTTCAACCTCGACCAGTGGGACTTCGGCACTCTGGGACGCACGGCATGGATCAATGAGTCCGTGCTCGGCCCTCCGATCGGCGCGGCCCCTGACACGTTCATCTATCAGCACGAAACGTCGCCCGACGCTGATGGTCAGCCGATGCTGTCGTCTTTCCAGACGGGTTACTTCGCGATGACCGAAGGCAACGTAAAGCTGTTCGTCGATCAGGTCTGGCCCGACATGAAGTGGGGCTATTACGGCGGCACGCAGGGCGCGAACGTCAAGATGACGTTCTTTGTGACCGACTTTCCGGGTCAGACGCCGATCCAATATGGTCCGTTCACGATGACACAGGCTTCAACCTTCTTTACGCCGCGCTTCCGTGGCCGCTTGGTATCCATCAAGATCGAGAGTGATGACATCGGCTCGTTCTGGCGTCTCGGGAATATCCGATACCGTCTGCAAGAGGATGGGAGGTTCTGATGACAGCGTCACTCGCAGACATCCTGACCACGCAGAAGAACGCGGTCGTCGGCGTCAACAATATCAGCGAAACGCTCTATAATCTGGAGGGCTTCCGCAATTCGCGGGAGGTCAGCGCGACGACGTTGCTTCAGCAGGGCGACAGTTGGGTAGCCCGCGTGTCCATCATCGTGGCGGGCAGCAGCACCGGGATGATCTATGACGCGCCCACCATAGCGCAGGCCGGGACGGGGAACCGCCTGTATGTCATCGACAATCAGATCGGCATCCAAGAAGTCAAACTGCCCGCCAATCAGGGCATCGTCGTCGAACCCGGCACAGGGATGATCCTGTCCGTATCGTTTAGTTGAGGAGAAAGCCATGCCGCTCAAGAAGGGTTCTTCTCAAGCGACGATTTCGAAGAACATCCGCACCGAGATGGGCGCGGGGAAGCCGCAGAAGCAGGCCGTTGCGATCGCGCTCGACATCGCGAGGCGCACAGCCAAGGCGGGCGGTGGCCCAATCGATCCGACGCTACCGACCTATACGGGCGTTCCTCTGACGGAAGAGGAAATGAACCGTCCCTTCATTCATTACGCTGCGCCTGAACGAACGGTCTCAGCGGCACCTCCTGCGCTTTTCACAGGGCCGGTTTACAGCAACTTGGAGCGCCAAGGTCGGAAGATTGCGCAGCGGCGGCTTGCATCCAAAGCGCCTCCGCCGCTTTCGCCGCCCGTCGAAGTAAGCCCTCCGCCGCGTGTGTTTGACCCGGTCCCGTACACTTTCGCGGCTCGCACGCCTATGGTGCGCGAAGGGTTTCCGATGGCACGGGAGAGGAGCGTCAGCCCTTCTTCGCCTGAGAACCGTTATATGCGGGAGACGATGCCGTCCCCGGCAAAGCAGCCTGCTCGTGTTCCGATGCCGCCTCGTCGGCCTGTCGAGGACACTTCGCGTACCGTTTACTACGCCAACCCGACATTCTCAGACGGCGATGCTATGGTTCGTCGCCTCGGCTCTGATTTCAAGCCGACGAGAGAGCAGTTGGAGAGCGGTGCTATCTTTGGTTTGCAGGAGTCCGCGCGCAGGGCTTCCGGCGGGGCCGTGGATCTCGCCCGTCGCGTGACGAAGCAGGGCGGCGGTCAGCTTGGCTTTCTCGGCATGATGCCGGGTGCGATGCCCGGCGTGACGCCCATGCCGGGGATGCCCGCGCCCGTGCTTCCCCCGTCGATGGGCGGCATGCCTCTGACGGCTGCTGCTACGCAGGCTTCTGCCGCTGCCCCGCAGCAGATGAACACGAACGATGTCAGCGGCGGCATCAGCGACGGCAATGCATCGGGCGGCTTCGGCGACAGCGGCGGTGCGGCCATGTACCGTGGTGGCCGCGCTGCTTACGCTGCGGGCGGCTCTTTTGATCGTGAGCCGAGCCCGTTCGACCGGCCTCCCCCGCCGAATGACTTCATCCGCATGGCCCGCGACATCGTCGGCGGTGCTAAGGACGAAATCCCTGTTCTTAAAGATGTAGAGCCGGGGCAGGCGTATTTCGGCGGGTCTCGCGGTGAGAGCGAGAAGGTGCATGTGGGGCCGATCCACAGCCCTGTCGCCGGGCGCACCGACCATCTGCCTGTGCATGTTCCCTCGGGGAGCTATGTTATCCCTGCGGATATCATCTCCGCGATGGGCGAAGGCAACACGATGTCCGGGTTCAAGGTGGCGGAGAAGATCTTCAAGGCCGCTCCTGAGATGATGGGCTCCCCCGGCATGCCTATGGGCGAACTCAGCGGAATGCCGGGTGCGCGGGCGCTTCCGGAAATGCCGCAGAAGCGCGCTGAAGGCGGTCGGACGTATGACGACACCGTCCCCGTCATCGTGGCGGGTGGGGAATACGTCATCCCGCCGGAAGAGGTGCATCGCATCGGCGGCGGAGATATGGACAAAGGCCACAGCGAACTTGACCGCTTCGTCAAAGCCATGCGAGCGAGGCTTGTTCAAACGCTCCGCAAACTGCCGGGGCCAAAACGCGACTAAGGTAAGGGGAACCTAATGTCCGAAGAAACGCCTATTCGTATCGCCACGCCTGAAGATGTCCATGACATCATGGAGCTTGCCCTTATCGGGCTAGAAGAAAACGGGTTCGTCGAACCGAGGCCCGACAGGCTTCTGCAGGAAATATGGCCTGCTTTGAACCTCATCAAAGGCGTCGTGGGCGTCATTCAAAAAGAGGGTCAGAAACCGGAGGGTGCCGTTCTACTAAGAGTCGGCACTATGTGGTATTCAGACGATGATGTGCTTGAAGAGAAGGCGATCTTCATTCACCCCGATTTCCGCAGCGCAAAGGGTGGTCGCGCGCGACGGTTGGTCGAGTTCTCAAAGCAGGTATCCAACGAGTTGGGCATCCCTCTGATCATCGGCGTTCTCTCCAATCATAGGACCGAGGCGAAGGTCCGGTTGTATGAACGCCAATTTGGTAAGCCTGTCGGCGCGTTTTTCCTGTATAATGCCCGCGCAGGCGGGTGGAGCGAGGCTGCGGAGTAGACGATGGGCAACAAAGGCAGCACGACAACTCAGACGGTAAAAATCCCGCCCGAGGTCATGGCGCGGTACAATGCCGTCAACAAGCGTGCAGAAGCACTCGCCTCGCGTCCTTTTCAGCCTTACACGGGCCAGTTCGTTGCCGGCCTGACGGGTCAGCAGCAGGCAGGTATGGCGGGCATCAATGCCGCCACCGGCATGGCGCAGCCGTATTATGAGACGGCGGCTGCGATGACTCAGGCGGGTGCCGGTCCTGTGGGCCGTCTCACGCGCGAGCAGATCAGAGAGTACGAAAACCCGTATACCGAGTCCGTCGTGGATCCGACCCGGCGTGCTCTGGAGCAGCAGCAGGGGCAGGAGCGGGCTATGCTCGCGGCTCAGGCGATCCGCTCCGGAGCGTTCGGCGGCGATCGTGCGGGCTTGGAGCGCGCCAACCTTGCTCGTCAGCAGTCTCTGGGGATGGCTCAGGCGATCTCGCCGCTGTATCAGCAGGGCTATCAGCAAGCCGTGCAAACTGCCATGGGGCAGCAGGGCATCCGTGCTGCGGACCTTCAGCGTCAGTTGGCGGCGGGACAGCAGTATGCGGGTCTCGGCACGGCTGCGCAGCAGGCGGCGTTGCAGGCCGCTCAAGCGCAGATCGGCGCGGGTACTCTTGAGCAGCAGACGCAGCAGGCGGATCTCACGGCCAAGTATCAGCAGTTTTTGCAGGAGCGCGGGTACGACTTCCAAGTCGCGCAGTTCCTCGCGAACATCGCGATGGGCACGGGCGCGCTGTCTGGCTCGACCACGACCACGACGCAGCCGTCTTCGTTCTTCTCCGACGAGCGGATGAAAGAGAACATTCAGCCGATCGGCGAGACGTTCGACGGGCAGAAAATCTACAAGTACAACTACAAGGGCGAACCCGGCACGCAGATCGGTCTGATCGCGCAGGAAGTCGAACGGAAGCACCCTGAAGCCGTAGGCATGGCCGGCGGCATGAAGACGGTCGATTATGACCGGGCCACCGAGCATGCGGGCGGTCTCGGCAAGGCAATGTCCTCGATGGGCGGAGCCGTGCATGAACCCGGCGCTTATTCTCGCGGCGGTTATGCTCCGGGCGGTCTTGTCGATCCTAACGACCTTCAGGCCATTCTTGCCTCGCAGCGCGAATCCTTCGGCCCCTACATGCAGGGCGGTCCTTATGGGCAGTCTGCGCAGCAAGCCCCGTTCTCAGGCGCAGGCGGCATCGTGCCTGCCGCCCGTTTGCCTACGCCCAAGCTTGTCACGGCAGGCCCGGTTCCGCGTCAACAGGAATCCGGCATGCAGGAGGCTATGCGGACGTTTGATGCTGCCTCTGATGCAGGGTCGAAGATCGGCAAAACCTATGATTTCTTCGCCGGCACAGACCCGAAAAAGGACAGCGCGGGCAACCCGATTCAAGGCACCGGCACTCCGAGCCTGAAGGAGCGGGTCGAGAAGGCTCGCGAAGGCATGCGCAGGTTCCTTCCGGGCAGTGCTCACGGCGGCGGCGTGCGCCCGCATTACGCTGCGGGCGGTGGGAGCATCAATCCCTATGACCCGAACAAAAATCCGATGGATTACTTTCCGGAGGAAGTGCTTGAGGACAACGAGCAGAAGAATGAAATGCTCAAGCCCGGTCAGGCTCCGGGGCAGGGCCAAAGCGGCTTGGGGCAGCTTGCGAACGCTGTCGGGACTGCGAGCACGATCGCAACCGGCATCGGCAAGGTTGCTCCTTACCTGATGGCCCTCATTCCGTCCGATGAGCGCCTCAAGCACGACATTGAACCTGTCGGCAAGACCTACGACGGGCAGAACATCTATCGCTATCACATGGGCGATGGCGCGATGCGCATGGGCCTGATGGCTCAGGAAGTCGCTGAACGGAACCCTGACGCGGTTGCTCGTGGTCCGGGCGGCTACCTGATGCTCGACTATGACAAGGCCACCGGCGATGCGGTGCCGCATGAAGGCGGCGTTCGTCCTCGCGAAGGCTTGCGGGAAGGCGGTACGCCTGATCGTTCCGGCATCATCGACATCATCCGTCGCGAAGCTGAAGCGCAGGGTGTGCCGTTTGACGTTGCGTACAATATCGCTCGCCGTGAAAGCGGCCTGAACCCGGCTGCTCGGGCCGAGACATCTACCGCCGGTGGTTTGTATCAAATCATCGACCCGACCTTTAAGGCTCTCGGCGTCGAAGGCGATAAGATGGATCCGAACGTCAATGCGCGTGCGGGCATCAAATATATCGGGCAGAACATCGCTGCGCTGCGTGAAGCAGGGCAAGAGACTTCACCCGGCAACGTGTATCTCGCTCACTTCCTCGGCACGGAAGGCGCTCGTCGCGTTCTTTCCAACCCTGATGCGCCGCTCGCGGAAACCATCCCGAACTTTGAGAGGGTGGTTGCTGCAAACCCGTTTGTGGGCAAGATGGCGACTGGACGCGATATCGCGAACTGGGCCGACACTCGCATGGGATCCGACGCCTATCGCCCGGCACCGCAGGCCAAGGCTGAAGGTGTCAAGCCGTCGAGCAGCTTCTTCGGCACGCCGCCCACGTCGTTCCAGACGGGTAAACCGTTTGAATCTTATGGCGACTTCTTCAAGAGCAAGCAGTTCGTTGTGCCTTTCCTGACAGGGATCGGCGCGATGGCTCAATCGCCGTCACGCTACCTCGGCGCTGCTGTTCTTCAGGGGCTTGGAGCAGGCGCGCAAAGCTACGCCAATCTTGAACAGCAGCAGGCGGGTATCGCGAAGACCAAGGCAGAAACTGAACTGACCGGGACTCAAGAACAGCAAATTCTTGCTGACATTCCGCGCACGGCCATGATCGTTGATGAGCTTGGGCGCACAGTCGGCGTGCGTGTCTACGTCAATGGCCGCATGACCACGGTCACTCCGAAGCAGTACTTCGATGCTCTCCGCAGTGGGCGTCCGTATGATCTCGCGCCTGTCGGTGGCTCTGCGACCGCCGGAGGTCTTGGTGCGGGTGCGACGGGCACGGGCGGACCTTCTGCGCCGGGTGGAGTTGGTCCTGCGGCGACTGCGCCTGCGGAGCCTGCCCGTAGCGAACCGGCCGCTGCTCCCGGCGGCGTGACTCCTCCCGTATATCGGGTTCTGCCTGAAGACATTCGACAGTTGGCGGAAACGCGCGGTATTCAAGTGCAGGAAACCGGCGTCAAAAACCTCGAAAAATCGCCTGAAGCCAACCCGTTTGATGCTCAGTCTGAAGCTGCGCGCTTGTCGTCGCAGAATCTTGGACAGCGCAACATGCTTGCCAAAAACCTTGCGGAGATCGGTCGCAAGGGTAAGCCCGGCCCGATCGAGCCCGGCAAATTCTCCGCTGAAGTCGGAACGCCGGTGGCGTCTTGGCTTAAGGGCTTCCTCCGCAACGCGGGCGTAGATGCCGAAGGGCTCAACAGCTTGCAGGATCTCGGCAAGACCGAAGTCGTGGAGAAAATCCGGCGGCAGCTTTCTCTCGGCCTTGCATCCGGCGCGGGACAGCGCGCGGCGCAAGTGTTCGAAGAGTTGATGGCGGCTGTGCCGGGGCAGGTCAACGATCCTGAAGCTGCAGCGCAGTTGGTGTCGGACATCTACTTCATCTCGCAGCGCGAGGTGGATCTCGACCGTTTCTATCGTCAGGTCCGCAGCGAAGCCGAACGGCGTACCGGCATCAACCAAAGCGAATCCCGCTTCATCGGACAGGGTCTGTATGACGCCTATATGTCCCGCATGCAGGGGCAATATGCGACCGAGAAAGAGGCCATCCGCAGGATGTATCTCGACAAGATCGAGGTCAAAGATCCTGCCACGGGCAAGCAGATACAGACCTACGTCCTTCCGTATCTGCTCTCAAATCCGCAGGGCATTCCGAGGAACATTCAGGCAGAAATCGCTAAAAGATATGGTCCTGACATCCTCCGGTATTTCAACGGGCAGTAAGAGGGCGTGATGAATCAGAGCGCGGAACCTGAGTTTTCAATCACTCCCTACGCCCCGAAAAAAGGCGGCTTGGGGGCGGCTGCGCCTGTGGGTGGTAGTGCTGCGCCTGCAAGCGGCATCAAGCCCTCGTCTGCTGACGAGCCTGAGTTCAGAATAGGGCAGGATGTAAAGTTTGAGCGTGGTCCGCTGTCAGCGGGTGACGTTGCGTTGGGCGCGGCAACAAGCTTCATTCCGAGCGCGGTTGAGTTTGGGAAGTCTCTTGCCTATCCAATTATGAACCCGGTCGAGACCGGGCAGGCCATTGGGGCTCTTGGTAAGGGTCTCTACTCCAAAGCCGCCGGGGCGCTCGGTGCGCAGCAAAATGCAGAAGAAAAGGCTCGCGTTGAAGCCCCCGTCGAGGCTTTGAAAGACTTCTATAAAGAGCGGTACGGCGGGATTGAGAACATCAAGCGCACCGTGGCCTCAGATCCGGTAGGTTTCCTTGCTGATGTGTCCGCACCTCTGACGCTCGGCGGTGCGGGTGCTGCGCGCCTTCCCGGTGTAGCGGGCAAGGTCGGTGCAACCGTTCAGAAGGCGGGTCAAGCCATAGATCCTCTTTCCGTTACTGCGAAAGCTGCTACGGCTATCCCTAAAGTGCCTGCTGCGGTCGCTGCATGGAAGAGCGGCACGTCGTTCAGAAGCATGGATGAAGCAGCCAAGGCGGGTATGGATCTCAACCCCGTCTTCTTGCAGCATCTGAACGGTTTTGCGAGCACTGAAGATGCCGTGAACGCGGTAAAAGATGCCGTCTCGCAAGTCGCCAAACGACGCAGCGATGAGTACGTTGCAGGCATGGGCGCGCTTAAAAGCTCGCAGAAACTGCCGTTCGACGGAGTTATCGATGCGCTTGGCGCGCAGCGCGGCATTGTCTACGCTGAGACGGGTCCGCTGAAGAACGAAGCAGCGCGACAGGTCTATGCGCGTGTCGAAAACACGCTGTCGGACTTTATGAACGCAAAGCATCCGAACTCGCACACGATCACTGATTTCAATGAGATGAAACAGGCGGTCAACAATATCGCCGCTGACTATAGGCCCGGCACGCCCGAGCGCCGGGTCGCTGATCAAGTCGCGCAATCTATCGGCGAGACGATCCGCAAGGCTGATCCTCGGTATGCTCAGGTTATGGAGACCTACGGCAGGACGAGCGACTTGTTGAAGGAGCTTTCCAAGGAACTCCTTGGCCCCAACAGCAATACCGTCGTCACTCGTATGCGGAAAATCCTCAAGGATCAGGATAAGGCATCCAAGGGTGCGCTGTTGGATGAGTTGGCGAAGATCAATCCTGATCTGCCGTACATGATTGCGGGTCAGGAACTCAATCACTTGCTCCCGCAGGGCATGCGTGGCGCACTCACATCGGCGGGTGCGATGTACGGTGCCGGTCCGGTCGGGGCGTTGACCATCCCTCTGATGTCCCCTCGGTTCGGCGGGTACATGCAGTATGGTCTTGGCGCTGCTTCCGGACTTCCCAGTCAGGTCGAGCGTCGTGTTCCTGCGCCGCTTCGTGCGGGCGCTTACGGTGCAGGCGAGGCGACACAGGCGCTTCAGCCGGAGGAAGAAGAGCGCACGCAGCGCGCTTCGGGTGGACGGACGGGCGCAGGTATCGCAGAGTCCCTCATGCGGGCGGCTGACAAGGCCAAGCGCGAACTGGCGCAGGAAACTGAGGCGCTTCTCAAAAAGCCTGACGAGCATATCGCCAAGGCTCTAGAAATCGCCAAGCAGCACATCTGAGGGCTAAGGAGTAATCCATGTCGTTCACGACCAACAAAGTCCTCGAAAAGCCCGCCAACGGGTCATACGTTGATCAGTGGGATGTCCCGCTGAACGGTGACATGGACATCATCGATCAGGCGTTCGGCGGCGTCACGAACCTGAATGCCACGTCCGGCAGCGCCACTCTGGTTGATACCCAGTTTCGGTCTTTGACGCTGAACATCCAGAACGCAATAGCCGCTCCCGTGACATACACGATCCCGAATGGCGTGGGCGGTCAGTGGATTGTCCGAAACACCACGACGGATTCCAGTGGCGGGCCTCACGCCGTCACCATCCGCAACGGCGGCGGTGATGCGGGCATCGCTATTCCGCGCGGCATCCCGACGATCATCTATTCGGACGGTACGAACGTCAGGTCCACGTCTACGCCTGTTCCCGGCAGTGACACGGAGGTGATCTTCAACGACAACGGCTCTTTCGGTGCCTCGTCGGACTTCACGTGGGACGGCTCCGTTCTGACCGCGACCGACGTGGCAGATGACATCGGCAACGTCCGAGACGTGCCCATCAATTCGCAGACGGGGACGTACATCCTCGTGGCGACGGACGCCGGGAAGTTCATTTCCATCACCACGGGCGGCGTGGCGGTTCCGGCCTCCATCTTCACGGTCGGGCAGACGGTCACGATCTACAACAACTCGGTCAATTCCCAGACGATCACGCAGGGCACGTCCGTCACGCTGCGACAGGTGGGCACGACGAACACGGGCAACCGCACGCTCGCCGCCTACGGACTTTGCACGCTGCTCTGCGTGGCTTCCAACACGTTCGTCATCACCGGCGGCGGGGTCTCCTAATGACTGCTTACGCCATCCTCCTCGGCTCCGGTGGACGCAACCCACCTCCGACAGTCGAGTATCTGGTCGTCGCGGGTGGCGGCGGTGGTGGCACTCATGGTAGCCGCAGCGCGGGCGGTGGCGGCGCGGGTGGTTTTCGCACGGCGAGCGGCTTTGCTGTAGCCCCTGACGTTGCGATCACCGTCACTGTCGGTGCCGGTGGAAACGGCTCTACCGACGGCAGCGTTCAAGGATCATCAGGGTCTAATTCCGTCTTCAGCACGATTACGGCAACTGGCGGTGGCGGCGGCGGTTCAAATGCGTCTCAAGGCGCAGGAATTGGGTTGAACGGCGGCAGCGGTGGCGGCGGCGGCACGAGAGGCGATCAAAGCGGCACCACTGCGGGCGGCACGGGAACGGCGGGGCAGGGCAATAACGGTGGCCTTGGGCGTAATTCTAATACGGGCGGCGATCCTACAGCGGGCGGTGGTGGCGGTGGCGCATCTGCGGTCGGCGGGAACGGGACGCTCGATGGAGGCGGGGACGGCGTCGGCGGCGCGGGTGGCGCGGGCACGGCATCATCCATTTCCGGCACATCCGTAACGTATGCGGGCGGCGGCGGTGGATCGGCTATAACAGGCGGCGCGGGTGGCGCGGGCGGCGGTGGCGCGGGACGTTCCGGTTCTGGCGCGGGCGTAGCAGGAACGGCCAATACCGGCGGCGGCGGCGGTGGCGGGCGAGGGACCGGCTTTGCGGGCGGCAACGGCGGCTCGGGTATCGTAATCATTCGATACTCGTCGCAATACAGCCTTGCCCTGAGCACGACGGGATCGCCCTCTGTCACGACATCAGGCGGGTTCCACGTCTACACGTTCACGAATTCCGGCAGCATCACGTTCTGAGGCGCGATCAAGTGCCGATGCTGCGCCTCGTCAGGTTGAACGGCCTGTCGTCGCGGCGTGCATGCCTCAACAGCGGGACGTAGCAAAGCGCGGCGTGCTCTGCACAATATGATCCCCGTTCCTTCGGGTCTCCGCAGAACAGGAAGTTTTCAGGACGGTCCCCGCTGACGATGTATCGGCACGATGTCCTGCGGAGATCCATGAACTTCAGCTTCCCGACCTTCGTCGGCACCTTCGGCTCGGGCGGCTTGATCACGAAGAGCGGAAGAAGGGGCTGTTCCGGTTCCTGCTGAGGAAGCGCGGCTTCCGCCTTCGCTTTGGCTCTTTTCTTGAGGGCCGAAACCTTCTTCAGCTTCGCAATTTGCTCTATTCTTTCGGTTGCAACGAGATGACCACCGGGGCGGCGCTCAAGCGCCACCCCTTTGTCACGAAGCCGTTTGAGAGCACCACAGACAGAGTTCTTGGTCACGCCCAGTTCCTCCGCGATCTCTCTGGTCGTCTTGTTCAATTTCCAGAGAGCGATCATTCGACGTTGATCAATCGTCACGGTTTCGGCATTCCGTCTGTGACCTTTGCAAGCTCGACCAGAGCATCTTCCGGCTTCCGCTTGGCGCGGATGTAGGGCTCGATCGACTCCTCCTTGCTCTCAGGAGCAAGCCGCTCGACCATGGCGCGGATGTCGTCGTTCAGCGCCGTCGAGACGCTGATGCCCTGATCCGCGAACTGCGCCGCGAAAGCCATATAGTTGATGCTGTCGATATAGTTGTCCTTGTGCGTCCGCGCTTCCTGCAAGCGGCCAAGCTTGAGGCAGACTTGGATCATCGCGATATCGTAAGGCGAGATGTCTTTGTTCAGGACGATCGTCGCCAGTTTCGAGATCCGATCAAAACATGCCTCTTCGGGGCCGTACTGGAGGCCGCGTTCCTTGAGGATCATAACGGCGCTCGTCAGGACTTCCGTGTGCTTCGTCATTTCCATTTTCCCTTTCAAACTCTACGAACTCTTGGACTTTGCCGATGTGGGCCGTGTTGATGACGATGTCGCCCCGGTCCACCCAGACAACGTCGCCGTGATGCACCCGCCGATACCACTGGCGAGCAACGATGAACTCATCCTCGTTCAGGAGGTCGCACAACTCCCCGCACGACGCGGCGAAGTGGTCGATCGTGACCTGATGCACGAGGTATCCCTGCGCTGACGGCATGTTCATCGTGATCAGGAATTTCATTTCTCTCTCCTCACTACCGTTCCGTCCATCTTCCGCTTCCACAGGGAGTTCCTGCTGCCCGGAAGAGGGTTCTTCGATTTCTTAGCACCGATGTGGCGCTGATGTATTCGCTTCACTTTGGCGATCAGCGGGGCATCGACCTTCGCCGTATGGTGACGGTGACACTTTCGGTGCGCCACCAACCAATTCGTTTCATCGTCCTTGCCTCCTGCCTCAAGCGGGATTTCGTGACTGACATCCCACTCTTCGCCGGGGTGAACCTTCAGGCTGCACAAGTGACAGACGCCGCTGTGCCGCAGGAAGATATCAGCCCGCATCTTCGATGAGATCCGGACGCGGGTCATTGCCGCGTCTCGTTCCAATTGCAAAGCTTCTGCTCGTCCCACTGCTCAAGGGTCATCGTGATACACGCCATCATCCAGATGGTAGCGCCCATCGCGGTGTCTTTGTCAGGAGCGACCTGCGACAGGAACTCAGCGATCGCGAACGTGACCACATTCATCGCCTCCCTCGGGTGGTCGAACTGGTGAAGCTCAAGAACCAAGTCGTCCTTGCGCTGCTCCTGCTCGGCAGTCAGGGGCCGTATATTCTGTTCCAGAAGATCATCATCATTCACAGCTTCATCTCTGCTCTTTTGGTGGCCTCATAGCTCTGCCACTCGTGGTATTTCATCCGAATGTATTCCAACTGCACCTTGAGGAGCGAGGCCCGCTTCCGCGCCTCGACCATTTCGGTCACATAGTCCTTCCAAGCGTCAGAGGCTTTGACGGTCATCTCAGCCTTCGACACCGGCATGTCGCCCTGATCCGACATCATGCGCGAAAGAACCGCCGATTTGGTCTCTTCAAGCATGTTGGCGGCGCTGTCCGCATCGACCCACTTCTTGGCGATGATGCGGAACTGCTCGCTGATGGGCAGGTTGGCATCCATCAGAACGGGATCTCGGAGTCATCAACGACCTGCTGCTTCGGTGCCGGGCGCTGATCCTGCATCCGCTCCTGCTTCTCGCGGAAGCCGATCGAGATATAGGTGTTGCCGTTCTTATCCTTCTTTTTCCAAACGTTGACCCACACATCGCGCCCGAAAATCTTTGCTTCCCCGGTTAGGTCCGCGTGCCGATCCTCTGTCTTGCGGCGGTTCTGGAACGCCGACCCCGTCATATCCTTGGTCTCATAGGCCATCACTTTTCTCCGTATTTCTCTTTAAGTTCGTTGATCTTGTAGTCCAGTTCAGCGAGGAACTTCTGCACCTCGCCCTCGATGATTTTGATCATAGCCGGGTCAGCCGGATAGCAAACGACATGCAGTTGCATATGTTCCGGCAGGCGCGGGTCATAGCTGACAAAGTCGCAGAACGGCCGTCCTGTACAGGCCATCTGCCACTGCATCTGAAGCCGGTATTTCTCCGGGATATCAGCCCCTAAAAGCGTCTCAAGATGTGTTGCCGTGTTCGGGCACTTGATCTCAATCAGGGCGGCATCACCCACAAGGCCGTCAGGGGATGCCCCCGACATCGCGATCGTCGGGTGGGGAACGAAGCCGGTTTCTGTCACCAACATGCCTGAGTACGCCTCATAGGCCGCACGAGCGTTCGGCTCCTGCTCCGTTCCCCACGCCATTGCGGCGTTCTGGAAGAAATCCCCCGTCCTTCCAGTCAGACGCTCGCAAACCAGTTCCGCCATATAGTTGGCCCGAGATGCGCTGTACCCGGTCTTGGTCTTCGCCATGACATCCGCGATGCGGGATGCCGTGACCTTGCCGAGCCGGGCGGCGAACCATTCTTCGGTACGTTGCTCCATCACGCGACGACCTTCGGCTTGCTCTTCGATCCCTTCGGGCGACCGACAGGGCGTTTGATCGGCGTGCCATCAGCCTTCGGAGGGCGAGACTTCAATTCGCGCTGCGCGGCCCACAGTTCGGCATCTCTGCTGCGGAGGCGAGCGGTCAACGAGTCGGCGTGCTTTTTCAACGCATCGTGCGCCGAGTGAACCGTTTCCAACTGATTGCGCAGCTTGCTAATCCACGAATCGCGCATCTCGATTTCGGAGTTTAGAAGACCGACATGGCTCAGGAGCGTGACGGTCAATTTTTCATGGGTATCGGGGCTCATCACAGATCATCCTTCTTCTGATCGGCCTCAGCAGCCGAAGCTTTCAACATGCGAAGCTCATCGCTTCCGAAGATCGACCGCTCGGCGGTCGAGAGTGCCTTCCATGCCTCCGTAAGGGCTGCGTTGCCCTTGGCGGCTGCGTTGCCGATGCGTTGCCGAATGACACCCTCGTTCTTGGCGGCATCAGAAACGCTCGGCGGCGGCTGTTTCGTTACGGCGGCGTTGCCGTCGTCATCGTCGGACGCGATCGAGAGCATCGCCATCAGGCCGTAGCGGCGACCGTAGGTGATTGCGCTGCCGATGCCGTGAGCATCCCATTTTGCAACCGGGAGGCGCAGCGTCTCAGCGACGTACTCACCTGACTTGTGCATGATCATCGTCTCCACCTCGACATGGCTGTCGGCGGTGCGCGGGAACTGCATGACGGTCAGATCGTTGACGGCGAGAGGCTCGCGGACGGCAGCACGAACGGCTGCGAGGTCAGCGTACTTCGACTTGAACATAGGGTTCAGGCCCGTCTTCGTGGCATCGTCGATCATGCCTTGGGCCTTGGACAGAGCGGTCGCCAATTCGGCGATGGTTTCAGACATCCTCATCGGTATCTCCACATCAAGAGGTCCGTGATTGGTAGCCGCCGTTTCGCGCCTCGTCAAGCCCCTCCTTGACAAACCTTAACGCTGTCGGCATCCACTGCCCATGAAGAAAGATTCGATCCTCAATGAAGTCTTCGCCGCAACCGGGACCGCAGCCGCTTTGGGCGTTTTTCTGGGCGTCTCGCGATCGGCGGTTTCCCAATGGCGAAAAGTGCCGCTACGCTATCTGAAACAGGTGTCGGATCTTACCGGCATCCCGAGGCGCAGATTGAGGCCGGATCTGTACGATGACGAGGAAACCGACGCCTTTCGACGCACGACGCCTCTTTAGGCTAGGCTTCGATACGATCGAGATCGGGCGGCTTCTGCGGGTGTCGGAGGCTGAAGCACAGCGCCTGCTTCGAGTGGCGAGGGAGATCGAGCGTGATCCGACTGATGCTGAAACGGCCTCCGTCAGCAAACCGTCTGTGGCGGTTCAGCCCGACCGGCGTGCATCGCACGAAAGAGTATCAGACGTGGCTCGGAACGACGCAGTGGGAAATCCGGGCGCAGGCGAAAAGCGCGAAGATTGAGGGACCGTTCAGGTTGACGGCAATGTTCCGCCGACCCGACAAGCGGCGCAGGGATCTTGATAACTGGATCAAGCCTATCCTCGACGCGCTTCAGAAGGGCGGGGTTATCAAAGACGACGCCGACTGTGAATGGATCGA